AATATTTTATCATTATTATGTATAGTAGATGCTAAAATATATATCATTACCTGTTTTTCTAATTAGTTTTGCAATTGGTATATTTTTTGTTTATATCTATGGGGCGGATTTAAAACCAATCTACATATATCCCAGCCCGGAAAATATAGAGAGAGTATTATATCAAGATGCAGCTGAAAATTGTTATTCTTATCAACAAACAGAAGTTATGTGTCCAATTGATGAAAGTAAAATAAAGCAAATATCCGCACAACCTTAAAATTATGTATTGTAAAAAATCTATACAATACATAAGGAGAAATGCACTTATCAAAATTCTTACATACTACAACTGGACGCATTATTTTATCTATTATATTAGGCTTTGGTTTAGCGTCTTTATTTAGACAAGTCTGCAAAGGGAAAAATTGTTATGTGTTTAAAGCCCCATCTTTAGAGGAAACAAAAAACCAAACATTTAAATACGACGGTAAATGTTACTCATATAATCAAACACAAGTAAAGTGTGATAAGACTAAAAGAATTGTACGATTTTAGCAAAAAATAATTCGTAAAACAATGCATTTGTTGAATCTATGCATACATTATGGGAGATACAACAAATATTTTTGATTTACCAACAGATCCGGCGGTTGGTGGAAATATGTCAATGAGCATTAATGAAAAATTATCTGATTCCCCAGTAGAAAATCAACAACCGGTAGCATTAGACCAATCTACTATTAATCAAATTATTAACGGCATTCAAAAAGCAAGCTCCACCGGTGCTACTTTATTGCCTTCGCGCGATATTCCTACCACAACAGAACAAATTACGAAAGATCCATATATCCAACCAAATTATATACCTCCCCCAACATCTCGCGATTACATAAGAGAGTACCAAACAAACGATGAAATTATTTCTAACTACGAATCTCACAAAAAGTCGCAAAGTCAATTAGATATGTTATACGATGAAATGCAAACCCCGTTACTTTTGATAGTTCTTTTTTTTATGTTCCAATTGCCCATCTTTAAAAAATACGTATACAAATTCTTCCCTGCATTATTTCACAATGACGGAAACTATAATATAAGTGGGTTTGTATTTGTCAGTTCATGTTTTGGTATGATATTTTACATCTTGAATAAAATTATGGTATATTTTAGTCAAATTTAACGTATTTTCAAAGTTGAAATGTAAAAAATATCATACTATTATAAAAAATCAATGTGTCGTATATTTTTATCCATAAATTCTTCCAATCCAGAAAAACAAATTCGCACATTCTTTGATTTATCATTAGAAACTACATGCACCGATGGATATGGAATCGCATATATAAAAAATAAGAAATTCCGAATTTATAAACAGCCAGTTCAACACATAGAGGACCCATGTTTCTCTCACAATATTAAAAAAATGGAAGGAGACGTTTATATAGGGCATGTTCGTGAAATTTTAAAAAATGGAAATAGAAATGGCGTATCTAAAGAGTTATATGTAAAGAATAGATGTTTGGAAAACACACATCCATTTCAATACAAAAATAATATTTTTATGCATCATGGAGATATATTCGTAAATTGCAGTATAGATGGAGAAAATGAGTTGTTATTTTACCAAAAATATCGTGAGAATCCATGTGTTGTAAAAAAGATGAAGTGTATTAAAAAGTATATTCCAAATGAGTTACAGAGAGAAATAAAAGGGAATACAGACTCTGAATTTTTATTTTTTTTATTTTTATCTATATACGAAAAACTTAAATCCACCTGTAATGGGTTAGAAGAAGAAACCAATTTGCTAACGAGTTTTTATTGCATGTTACAAATTCTTCGTAAGTATAAAATAGAACATCATTCCAATATTATATTTTCAAATGGAGATTTTATTATAGCGGCAAATATTTGCGACACGAAGAATCCAGAGAGAATTAAACCGTGTGATTTTTACATGGATAAAACAGATGGACTCCTGTTTAGCTGTTTGAAATGCACAGATGCTTCCGAGTTAGTGGAAAAAAATACAATCCACATTATAAACGTGAAAACTGGATCGTGTAATAATTATCCAGCTATTCTATTATAACTTTTGCTCCTAAATCGGAAAAAGTTTTTTTTATGGATTCTGCGTCAGACAATTTCAAACCCGTTTTTATAGTAAAAGGGACTGAATCAATCAAGTCTTTTGCTTTTTTTAGACCTAAACCAGTAACAACTTTTATATATTTGATTACACCAATTTTATTGGTCCCAGGATCTTCTAAAACTATAGAATATGAATTATCTACTTCAACATTTTCTGTTTTTATTTCTTCTACCGGTGTTACAATTCCTTTTTCCTGAATAGTGGAAATTTTATTTGATTTTGTCTTTTTACCGAGCGTAGAAGAAAGAAAACGAAATTCCTTCATATATATATATATTGTGGATAAAAAAAATGATTTAATCTATAGACAATCATTTTTATTCAAACAACTAAAAAATGATTGCCCTTTCAAATCTACAGCTGGTGAAATATGTACTTGGTGTGTACCTGGTCATTTTTGCAGTGTTTATTGGGATACTATGTACAACACACAATTCAAACTCAAAATACATTCGTATTGGTCCGCATGACGATTTAAAAATATTTGACATTGCAATTGATACTTGGGGAAAATACGCCTTATTCCAGATCTTTCTACTCGCCATATCTATACTTGAAATTGCAAGTATGGATGTAGCTATTCCAATATTTAATTTTAGAATTTATGACCCCGATCTTAAAGTGATTACCGATTTTACAAAATTTGAACTGCAAGCATATAATGCAAGTATCAACTTTTTGGCATCTATACGAAATATATTGATGGTAGTTGCATCCGTTTCTCAAATAGATTTAGCCATTTTAAAAGCAGCATATTTTCAAGTATTATCCATATGGATTGCAAATTATTTGTTGAGTAAAAAGTCATTCGGGACATCTGATTTGAAGGAACCATTCCTTTCCAACACTGCGTAATCAATAATAAAATAATATCTTGTTTTTTTATAGCATTTGGCATATAGGCTATATGATTCGCGATTATATAAACAAACTCTTGGAAAATATTCCAATAGAGAAACAATCCAGCCCAGTAAAAATAGACGTTATTTTTGGAGGAGGAGTTTTTAATGGAAGCTATTTAGTGGGTATTGCTTATTTTTTGAAAGAAATGGAAAAGAAGGGACTAATCAAAGTAGAGAGAATATCGGGATGCAGCGTTGGATCCATGGTTGGATTACTGTATTTTGCAGATAAATTAGATCTTTTTTCGGATTTGTATACAGAAATTCTCTCTGGAGTAAAAGAAAACTATAAACTGGACTATTTCCGCACTTTTTATAGAAAGGTGTGTCCTGAACTTCCAGACAATTTACTGGATTGCATAAAAGATAGATTCTACATAAATTATTATGATATTTCCAAGATGAAAATGATTGTGAAAAACAAATTTACCACAGTAGATTCTATTTTTAATTCAATTAACAAGTCTTGTTTTGTACCTCTTCTTATCAATGGATCGTTACTGTATAAAAATAAATACATGGATGGGATCAATCCATACATTTTTCCACAGACAAAAGAGAGAAAGATATTGTATGTAGATTTGCAAGGATATGACAAGTTATTTCATTGTATCAATGTGAAAAATGAAAAAACAAACTTTCATAGAATTATATTGGGTATATTAGACATACACCAATTTATAATAAAAAATGGAGCAACAAGCATGTGTAGCTATGTGAATGATTGGTCTTTATTTCATCGCTGTTATAATTTTACAAAGACATGTTTGGAAAAACTCTTTGTATGTATTATTTATATTATTCTTTGCTTACGTCTATGGATCCCGCAAACCACATATGAAAATCATGCGGTTTATCGCATAGTAAAAACAATAATTTACGAAATATACAAAGTATTTTGCGATTCTTATCTTTTGTAAATATTACTAAAAAAAACGCTGGGTTTTTCTATGGGATTCTTTTGCCCGTTTCCGAATGGTAATTTTACGGTTTGTTACGTCACGATTCTTCAATTTAAGTTGCATATAAGCCGGTCTATAATTTAAAAACCATGCCTCGTATTCCTTTTTATTAGGATGGCGGCGAAATTCATTGTATTTTTGTATTTTTTTTGAACGTATGTCTTCAACAGATTCTTGTTTACCAAAACAAGTTACTGTAAATCGTCGGAGTAATCCTTTCTGCTCTAAACGATTTTTTTGTTGAACATCAAACAAAAACATTGTCATACATAAGATACGATTCGTATCGTAATACGGTTTATTTGCATATAAAAAAGCCAAATAAAAAGATAACATAGTGTCAATTGTTGCAATTCTAACCTCCTTATCATGAATGAGAATTTTATTAAAACTGTGGCATGCAATAGGTTTGTAGAGAACAGCCACCGTATCCTGTCCAACTCGTATTTCATATTGTTCTGGAATGACTTCTCCAATTGCCTGTCGTTTATAAACCCGGGCGTATTTTATACCTTTATCAGAAAGTCTATGTTTTATATCATTAGACACCTTTTCTGGATCATGAACAAGAGCATCAAAATCAGGAACTTGTCGTATAAATTCCCTTTCTTTATAGGGCATATATTTTGAATACATGGCAATCGCGTAGCCTCCAAAAAAAACTCCTCCAGCAGATATAATTCCATCTTTCACAATACTATAAACAGCATGGCCAAGGTTTTTTTTATCACCCGGAATTTCAGAAATAACTTCATCTGATAGCTCCCGTTGAAATTGAACACTATCACACTTTGTTGTTTTTACTGGATAATGTTTATTCAAAAGCGCCAATCGTTTTGCTATTTTTTCCCATCGTGAAACATCTCCTGCCGGACGACTCAATTCTAAATACATGCTCATTCTCAAAAAATTGGGAGGACAATATAATATACCCTTTACCTTTATTGCGTCTTTGAAAATTACGCGAAATAACTCATTTGGTAAATATGTTATGTCTGCTAATGCAATACCATTGCAAAATACTTTGTATGTCCCGTGATGAACACCTGATTTTGCTTCAACTTCATTATAGCCCTTTAAAAAGAACGCATCTGCTAAATCTTTTGCATCTTGCAATGAATCGGGAGAGTAAAAATCATAATCAGGTAGTTCCGCTTCACGGTCATAGAATTGATCATGTACCGGAAGAATATTATTTATTGCAGTTCCCCCATAACATACAAGTTGTCTTTTTCTAATAAAGTTTTCTACAATATCAATCATGTCGTGAACTTCAGGAGAAGAAACTACTCGTCTACCAATTTTTTTTTGGGCTTTATCCACCGCACTTCTTAATATTGTCAATTCGCATTCTTCAAATGACATATTTGATTTGCATACATTTTCTTTGTGCGACATATAATAATTTTACAAGCTATATTATGTTTATAAAATATTTTTATGAACATAATAAGTAATTTTGTTATATGATGGTAGATATATAGATGATTCATTATGTTTGTGTCGCAACAGAGAGTAAATTATATTTGCCATATTTAAAACTTGCAATACCTGAACTGGTGATTTTAGGAATGAACCAACCATGGGAAGGATATATTACAAAATTTAAATTATTCGGTAGTTATTTACAAACTATTCTCAATGACGATATTGTATGTTTTATAGATTCATGGGATGTAATCCCCACTAAAAACATAAATTATTTAGAAAATCAATTTATTGAATTTTCAAATAATAATCCAAAAGTCAAAATGATTGTAGGTCATGATAATCATAAAGACTTACCTTTTCATAAACAAATAAATAAAATATTTTTTATAAATGAGAAAAAAGACAGGCTAAATGCTGGGCAATTTATTGGATATGTAAAAAATGTAAAACCTATCATTGAGTACATTTTAGAAAAAAATAAAAATTTATTAAAAAATAAAAAATATAGCGATTCTACTGAATTAACAAACTATGCAAAACTGTTTCCAGGTGAATTATTTTCCGATGATAAAAATATATTTTTTAAAATTGTAACAACGCCTTTAATGCAAGTAAAAATAAAGGAAACAAATTATACATACAGTTTTGTTCATGCAAATGCAAATGGAAGGTTAGAAGATCTAATAGAGAATGAATATAACATAATAATTAGTAAACAGAAAAGAAAAGAAAATTTTTATATACATGTAAATTCGTTGTGGAAAAAAATAAAATATTCTTTAAAAAAAAATAGGTAATGAGTATGATTACATATTAAAGTTGTAGTAATCCGATGAAACTGTTCTTGTAGCATAAGATAATTCAGGTTTTTGAGGCGTTGGGGTTGGAACCGTAACAGGAATATATCTCAAGCGCTCTGGTTTTAATACAAATGCATATCCCGCGTTATCAAAAAATGTGGTATTCTCTTTCAAGTTGGAATCAATAAGCTGATAACGCATCGCAAGCATTTGGCATCCAGTTTCTCTCTCAACAATTCCACTTGGATTCGGTGGATTATACCCAACATCTGGCATAGCAATCGTCATATTTCTTTTATTGTATTCTTGTAATTCATTCAAATCTGGAGTAAATTTAATATCATAAAAATGTAATGCCCGCATAAACATAGAATTACTTGTCATATTCACGTATTCCATAAAGTTTTTATTTTCCAAGAAAGTGGAGTTATTTCGGTCAACAATAATGACTATTTTATTGCATAGTTTTAACAAGGGGACATCTCCTAAATTAGTATTTTGATTTTCAAAACTATATTCTTTTCCTAAAACAATATCATCGTAATATTTAAAAATCTTTGTAAGATTGTCATACATTTTTTGATTATTACTTTTAATGCGCAAATGAAGAATAATTGGATCAGTTGGATTCGGACTTGTACTGTTAGAAAATGCATAGTTACGAATTATAGACATTGCATCAGAAAACGGGACAGAGTTATAAGTTTCTTTCACATAAAAATTTTCACTTGTTGATGTAGCAATAACTGGTTCATCATTGAGCGAATAAACTTCAAAATCTAAACCTCTTACACCTTGGCGCAATACATCTTTTAATACACACGTTGATACGACGTCGTTTTTATAGCTTCCTCCGCTGCAACAATTATATGCTGTTTTAATGTAATAATCTTTAAAAGTATACCCACAATTAGGATCACTTGATTGGACATTTCTTAAACTTCCGGCTAATTTATAATATAGCCCGTCCATGTAACTACACTCTCTGGACTCTAAATTCCGAACATAAACAAAATAATATAGAATAAAGCATACAATAATGATGATGATACCAATCCAACACATACGAGAAATAAATATATCTTTTTGAGTTGAATCCATTACTTATATTATGTTATTATTTTTATTGTAAATATTATACCTTTCTTTATATTGATGCGCAGAATTTAAATTTACCATCAAATTCATCCTTAGGTATTTCCGTAAAAAATAATTTACCTAAAAGAGGAGCGCTTTTATCAAATACATAATTTGTATCTAAATCTGAAGGAAAAAGCAACCCAGATGGTTTATTTTCTAATACGTAAGAGATTCCAGTTAACACCCCAGCGGCAACTTGTACAATTGTGGCTGTAAAATCAGAATGTACATTTTCATCATCCTGGCTCAGTATAGAACCGCACCAAAATATACGATCTACTTCATCTTTCCCACAATAAATTGTACACCCAACTGTGTCATGACCAATGATAGAATCTTCTTTCTTTTTCCCAATATTGTCAAAAATTTCAAAATTGTTACACTGCGACTCAACTTTTATTTGTAAATCAGTTCCATTATACGTTGGATTCTTTTCAAATATCGTTTTAATAGATTTTCTTGCATATTTATTCATTTTATACACATAGCTCAACATAGGCGATTTTTCTCCAAAATAATTTGCCATTTCAAATGTTTCTCCGTGGTGAATAATTTTGCCTCTGTAATTTTCAACCTCAATTTTTCCATCATCTCTTATAACGGGACAAATAGAATTACATGATGATTTAATACCAATAGATTTTAAAAATAAAACATCGTAACCTTGTTTTTCTGTTTTAGTTAAAAACTTCATTCTGGTTCTGTCAATGTATTTTTCTGGAATAAAAGGTTTTACGTAGTTATTTTTTGAGCCGACACTTAATTCAGCATTATCAAACGATTCATTTAAAAATCCATACACGCTCCATGTATTGTAAATTTTATTTTCTTTTAAAACTGGTTCATTGTATTTTATCATATTATCTATTTCAGAACAAAATATAGTTCCAATTTGATAGTCGTCTATGACCTTTGTCAAAGTTTCTTTGCTAAAATCATCATTTTCTTTTTTTTGTTTTTTGTTTAACTTGTTCATTTGATTTAACGCATAAAGAATATAATGTTGATATAATCCAGGGTTTTGTCCGAACTCAAGCAAAACATTGCTTTTAATTTTTCCATTTTGTTTGAAGTCATTAAAAATTTGATTAACCATTTTTTGTTGAAGATCAATAGAAGTCCCTTTAAAATTGTCCGCATCGTCTTCTATGCTTGTATTAATATAATGTATACCATTTGACAAACAATAACTAACAAAAAAGTAAGTAGATGAATGCCACGATAAATCTATAACCAGGTCTCCTTTTCCCATTCCAAATTTATTTAATAAATTTTCAAAATTATAAGAAGTTACTCTAAAATTGTTGATCATGTTTGATTTTTTTAATTTTTTTATATCAGGACCATATATGGATGCATCGCATTTGTCAACAATATGTATTTTGGAGTAGTCGCATGTAATATAATAATCCAAATAATGTAAAACGCATTTTGCCACTCCTCCAAACCCTATAAATAGTATTTTCCCGTCAAATTTGATTTTTTTAATAGAATTTATATCTGCGTTGTCACATATTTTTACAAAATTTTTATCAGAGTAATCCATCGTATATTTTAGTAAGATTATTATTTTATCTTAAATAATAACTTTAAAGCTCTATATATAATATAAGTAATGGCTGGAGGATTAATGAATTTAGTTGCTCAAGGGCAACAGAATATAATATTAAATGGAAATCCATCAAAAACTTTTTTTAAAGCGACATATGCAAAATACACAAATTTTGGTTTGCAAAAATTCAGAGTAGACTTTGAAGGCGCAAAAACTCTTCGTTTGGCAGAAGAGTCAAGTTTCACGTTTAAAATACCTCGTTACGCCGATCTGTTAATGGATTGTTACATTAGTGTAGACCTTCCCACTATCTGGAGTCCAATTCTTCCTCCAAGAGAAATTGTAACAAACGGTACAACAACATATACAAAATGGGCTCCATATGAATTTAAATGGATTGAAAATATTGGAGCGCAAATGATAAGCAAAGTTTCCATTACATGTGGGAATCAACTCTTGCAGGAATTTTCTGGTGCTTATTTATTATCATGCGTTCAAAGAGATTTTAATGCAGAGAAAAGAGATTTATTTGATAAAATGACTGGGAATGTTCCGGAATTGAATGACCCTGGTAATGCTGGGGCGCGGGTGAACTCTTATCCAAATTCATTTTACAACGCGTCTTCAGCTGGTCCAGAGCCATCTATTCGCGGACGAACATTATACATACCTTTAAACGCATGGTTTCAACTGAAGAGTCAAATGGCATTTCCTTTAGTCGCTCTTCAATATAATGAATTGCACATTACAGTTTCATTTAGACCAATAAATGAATTATTTCAGATTCGTGATGTTATGGATGAAATCAATCAATATCCATATGTAGCACCTAATTTTAACTTATATTATATGCAAATGTATCGTTTTTTGCAACCTCCTCCAGATGTTCCTATAGGTATTAATTCTTACACTGATACTCGTGGAATATGGAACGCTAATATACATTTAAATTGTACATATTGTTTTATTTCCAACGATGAATCCAGATTATTTGCACTCAACGAGCAAAAGTATCTTTTTAAACAAGTACATGAACAAGTATTCTATAATGTAACAGGTCCCAATAAAGTGCAATTAGATTCCATTGGCATGGTGAGTGATTTTATGTTTTATTTTCAGAGAAGCGATGCCAATTTACGCAATGAATGGTCAAATTATACGAATTGGCCATACAATTATCTTCCATATGATTTATCTCAAGCCCCGACAGCCGGGACTTATCCTTTTATTGCTGGTTTAGGTGGGGGAATCGGTCCTGGATTAAATCCAGACGGGACTGCTACGGGATTTTATATTACGGGTCAATACAATGAGCAAAATGTAAAAAATATATTGATAGAACTTGGAATATTATTGGATGGACAATATAGAGAGAACTTGCAACCTGAAGGAGTGTTCAACTATATAGAAAAATATATTCGCACTGCAGGAAATGCCCCCGATGGACTTTACTGTTATAATTTTTGCATGAACACAAATCCATACGACATGCAACCGAGTGGAGCTATAAACATGAATCGTTTTACAAATATAGAACTTGAATTTACTACAGTTACTCCTGTACTGGATCCTTATGCGCAGGTATTGACAATTTGCGACCCAGAAACTGGAACTGTTATTGGAATAAATAAACCGACGTGGCGTATCTATGATTACAATTTCAATATGGTTTTGTTTGAAGAGAGAATAAACATGATTACGTTTGTCGGTGGAAACGCTGGATTAATGTATGCGACATAAAACAAAAACAAAAACAAAAACAAAAACAAAAACAAAAACAAAAAAAATAAAAATTTTTACCAACGTTATATATGAAGGATATCATTTTAGGAAATCGCGTTCCCTATGAGTATTTTATTACAAGCGGTGTCGGGGAGTCTGACGCAGGATCAGTCGGTTTACCATACGAAACTGGATCGTATGATGAAGCTCTTACAAAGGCAGGCATTGAAAACGCAAACGTAATTGAATACACAAGTGTAATACCAACGCATGCGTGTGAAATAACAAAAGAAGCAGGATTAAAACGCCTTCAATGGGGTGAAGTGTTAGAATGTATTAAAGCCCAGGCAAACGGCCCTAAGGGGTCATTTATTAGCTCTGCTGTAATGACAACAACTGTAAAAGATCCATCTGGTAAATATTTAGGTGGATTTGCATGCGAATATTCTGGAAAAGGTACAAGACCTCAAGCGGAAAAGAGTTTAGAAGACTCTATCACCGGTATCATTGAACGACGCAATTATGGAACAATAAAAGGAGGCGCAAAATTATACCAAGAAAATGTAACAGATAAAGGATACACTATATACCCCGGTAAAATATTTGTATATGAAGGATTAAAAGTAAAGAAACACCACGGAACAGTTTTAACTTCTATATGCTTTGTTTCTTATAAATTTCCTGTATTAAAAAGTGCTACAAAGTGCAAACCTCATACAAAAGCTACAAGACAAAAGCATATGAGAACGAGAAAGGTTAGACGTTAGAAGCTTTACGCATAAGGTACAGGTACACTTTGTATGAATTCTCCTGATAAAGTATATTCTGACGAATAATTCAATTCAAGCGGTAACCCTTTTGGTTCGTAGCGTTTTTTATACAAATTCATACCAATATCAAAGACACTTCTCCAAGTATTTACTCCTTTGTTATACTCGGGAGGTGCAGGCGAAAACCCTTCTATGGGATGTCTTTTATTGTCTGGATAAAAAATATTGGTTCCTCCTAAAATCCATGTATACCCATTTTTTTCATCAGAAGAAGGATGAATGACACCATTTTTATAGAATTTTTTTGGTTGACAACCAAAACAATCCACATCAGAAGTACATTGCTCTCCAGTAATACGACATCTATTTTGTGTTCCACAAATATTACTGCAACTATAATTTGTATTTATAGGCATATTTACATTTTGATTTGGGGTAAAATATTCTTTTGTTACACTTGATCTTAAAAAATCAAAGTTTATTGGTGAATATTCCATCATTTTTGAATCAAATGATCTAAACGTAAGTAGTCCAAATGTATGTAAAAGAAATACAATCTCCTTTATAAAATAAATACAAATAACTAACATGAAAAAAGATACTAAATAAATAATAGATAAATTTTTCATTAGTTACATTATATGTATATTATTTTGTTGTTTAGAGAATATTTTTTTATAACATAATAATAGGTATAATGGAAAACGAAAAAGAAAATGAAAAAGATAAATCTACAAATAAATACATTTCATTTGCGCAAATGTTAGTTAAGGTAATATTATTTTTGTTAATAATATTTATATTTGGTTCATGGTCTTATTATTTCTGTAAATTGTCTCAATTAAATATATTACCAAATGATCCTGATTTTTATCCGTATACAGAAAATAAACCAAATATAGAAAATATAAGTGTAAATATAAATGTAGTTGGGGAGGGATCTGAAAAAATAAAAGCATCTCCCGTACAACATAACACAATTCTTGATCTATTAAACAAAATTTTTAAATCTGAGAGAACTCAATCAGGTATTACAATGTTTTTCATAAATATTTTCAAAGAGTTCTTCATATTTAACATGCAGATGACACAGAATATTTTTAGTACAATGAATTCTACCTTTTCAGAATCACTTATATTGTTTTTATCTCCAATTCTTATGGCATCTGCATCAGCAATTATTTTATTTATAGACTGTGCATATCTTGTTTATTTATGGTTTGCAAATTTATATTGGATATTCAAAAAAAATTCAAATAAAGATAAAAATGGTAAAGCAGACTGGTCAGATATAACTATTGGAGAACCGGTAAATTTTGGCTTATCGGTTTTTGTAGCAGTTATATTAATGATTGTAATGACTGTGTTTCTGTTTATTCCAATACCTATTATAAGTAGTTTAGTTTTATTTATTCTTTTTGGAGTCCTATTAACAGGTTTATTTAATGTTTGTGAAAAAGAAGGTGGAAAAGAAGATGAAAAATACACGTATTTGAATTCATTATCTGACAATTTTAAATATCACATGCGTACAATGATGATATTAATAACAATATTTTTAATTTTATCTGTATCTTCAAGTTTTGGAGCTATATATGGAGGAGTTGTTTTCTTGACATCTCTCTTATTGTATTTTAAAGTTATACCTATTCCAATTTATTCTGTAACTTTACCAGAGAAATTAACTACTCTTTCTCATTACGATGTTGCAAACAAAAGTGGTTCTACCAACCCCACTACAATGGAAGGAGGATCACATTTGAAAGATAATTTTAATACAGCAATAAGACATATAAAAAAATTAGTTAAAAATCATAATAAATGATTAATATCTATATATATAAATGTTTCAACAGCCGTTTATTAGTATATGTACTCCAACATTTAATCGTCGTCCGTTTATTCCAATGATGTTGAAATGTTTTGAACATCAAGATTATCCAAAAGATAAAATGGAGTGGATTATTATTGACGATGGAACGGATAAAATAGAAGACTTGGTTTTACATATTCCGCAAGTAAAATATTACAAATACGATGAGAAAATGACATTGGGAAAAAAGAGGAACTTGATGCATGAAAAAACAAGCGGCGATATTATTGTTTACATGGACGACGATGATTATTATCCTCCAGAACGAGTTTCTCATGCAGTTACTAAATTGTTGGAGAATCCACATATTTTAGTCGCTGGATCAAGCAAAATGTATATATATTTCAAGCATATAAATAAAATGTACTCATTTGGTCCTTATGGTCCAAATCATGCGACAGCTGCCACATTTGCATTTCGGAGAGAATTATTAACTAACACTAAATATGAAGAAGTATCACTGTCCGAAGAGAAAAAGTTTTTAAAAGATTATACAATTCCTATGGTGCAATTAGATTCTGAGAAAACTATTTTGGTTTTCTCTCACATTCATAATTCAGCAGATAAAAAACAATTATTAGACCAAGGTCCAAATCAATTTGTAAAAGAAACCACGTATAAGGTAAAAGATATGGTGAAAGATGAATCAACATATACATTTTTTATGCATGATATTGATGATTTATTAGCTAATTATAGTTTTGGCCATCCAAAAAATAAACCAGACGTGGATGAAGAAATAAAGAAAAGAGAAAAAGAAAATAATATGATAGTTATTGAAAATATGAAAAATGAATTAGGAAAATACTATATTGACGCATTCATTCAAAAAAATAAAATTTTAGAACTTACAAATGAAAATAGTGCATTGAAAGAAAAGGTAAAATATTTGGAAGAAAAGATAAAAGAAGTAATCAATAAAAAAATTTCACAAGTTAAAAATAATATAAAGACATCAGTAAGTGGTATATAATGTATTACGAAAATGATCATTTCAGCCCTACTGCAATGAATGATTGGAATGTAGATTCCACTCAAACTGGGTTAAGAAATATTCCTGCAAATATGTACAAAAAAGTAAACAATTACCAATATTCAAAATATACTTTTTCTGCAAACAAAAGGGCTAAGTCAAAAACTGATTTTTATGCGAGTCCTTACTACAACGGACTCATTTACGATGCGGTTACAGGTACAACTATTAAAGGCCATTTTGTTGGTTCAAAATACGAGGACCTTTATTTTAAGGTCCGTTGTTCTGATCTTGGAATTGGACAAGAAGGGGCAACATTTTTTTATCATAGTCCAGCAGAATATGAGAGACATAATTCGTCTATATTAAACGCGGAACTAAAAGAAAAATGGGAGAAGAAATATTATAATTCTAAACGCGAGTTAAAGATTGATTCTGAAGAGGAATAAAGAATGTAAAGAATATAAACAATGTAAAGAAATGAAATGATATAGTATATGATTTCATTAACAAATATATGTTTAACACTGTTGGCATTTTATCGGTTACAAATGTCTGTTGACACGGATAAACCCGAAACCCCTCTCCTAAAAATGTATCCTGGAAATGATATGAGACATCCAATAAATTGTAGTGAACCCGACATGACCTATTATAAAAATATTTTCTTGAAAGCATCCATATTAGCTTTGTTGAAAAATCCAAATATATCTATCCATTCAAAAATAGATACCATAAAAGAGTATGAAACAAAGTACGATAATCATTCTAAAATAACTTATAATTTGCGCGCAGGGGGGTTATTTGATGATTGGGCTGGGTTTTAGTCCATGTCTTCATCTCCAAGACCCTCCTGAAAACTATCAACAATTACATCATCAATAGTTTCTGCATCTTCTTTTATGTATTTGTCTAAATACCGATACATGCGGTTAATATCTAATTTAGATATATCATAGTTTTCAAATAAAATGATAAGATCTGCATCAGAATATTTTTCTCTCAAATCTAAAAATAATGAATAGGTATCCTTTTTATCCATCCCAAGTTTTTGACATAAATTCTGGATAAAGGTAGAGTTGTTATATTCCGTTGAATATTTAGTCAATACTTTTGTAAATCTTATATCTAATGGTTGTGCCTTGGAAGATTTTTTTTTTGTATTCTTAGAACAAAAATCATTGTATAGTTTATTATTATTGAAAGTTTTAATAAGAGATGTCATCTCATTAAATTGCCATATCTGTTTTTGAAATGTTATACGGTCAATATAATCAGAAAAACACATGTTATTCAATAATTTATAGTAAAATGGTATTGCTATACTATTATCGTATTTTTCTAATTGGTCAATTATATTTTCATGCCACAATAGACCAACTATAGTGCGATCAGTTTCATTCATGATAGTTAAATGGTCGCTTATGTTATAATTATTTTCAAATAATTTACCTGTTATATTTTTGGTGTCGTCACTGTGAGATTTTTTTTCAAATATGTCTTCAAATATATCCTTGCTTAATAAGTCTTTTTTATATGTAAAAAAATTATATATACTGTTTAATCGTTTAAGATCTCCTTGGCAATAGCTAATAATGTTAGCGTGTACCCTCTCATTTATATTAGGAAATATTTGATTAGAAATTGATCTTATTTGATCATTTGTTGGAGTTTTTATCTCAATTACATTACACACTTTCATCAACTCTTTTATTTTTTTATCAATGTGATAATTTCCAATACAAAATATAGGAGTCATTGTCATTTCCTCCAACTTTTGTTTCTTTGTTTTTTTTGGTCGGATGAGTTTGATAAGTGAATTTATTCCTCCTTTATCTCCGTTATTCATTCCGTCTATTTCATCCATAATAATGGCAATTTTCTTTATTTTTTTATGAAACATGCTCATTATATTTTTGTCTGACATGTTATTTTTTGTAATGGTTTCAATAATTGCCTTATTTCGTATGTCACCAGTATCATATTTTATTACATCATAGTTTAACTCTTTTAAAATATTCACAACAAATACTGTCTTTCCAGATCCAGGATTTCCATAAATGTATATACCCTTTTTCACCAATGGATCATTTTTATTGGTCTCAAATGTATAAAGTATATCTTTTATTTTCTTTACGTAATCTTCTCTCTCTAATAAGTTATTTATATTTAGTTTCTCCATCTTATACTTCTACTGATATTCTTTTTATGTTGATTTTTGTTTAATCCCGATAGTTCCAAGTATTCATCTATCACATTTTTACAATTCATAGATTGGTTCGCAATACAATAATCTTTTAAAAAGTATAAATAATTTAAAAAAACAGTATTCTGATAGTGATATTTTTTAATTTTCAACCATTTATCAACATTTTCATTTAATATTTCATGAAAAACATAATCACAATCTTTTCTTACCGTGGATCGTATGTATGTTTCATATAAGTTGTGCGGTATAAATTGTTTAACGTGTTTGTGATATAATTCATAATTTGATTTGTTCAATAAAAGAAGTGTTGAAATAGGTATATAAGATTGAATAATATCAATCAACTCATCTGGTAATTTAGAAATACGTAATAATAACATCTTATACATATATGTGTTATTATCTTTACATCTTTTCACAAATATTTATACGCTTGGATTAGCGCATGGATTATCCACTCCATAGGTAATACCATCCCAACTTATTCCACAATTTTTAGCCCAAGTATATTTAGCACATGAACTGTTTGCACCGTTATAAGGAGCAACATTAAAGTCCATAATTAAGTTGGATTTTCCACCAGATGGACAACTTCCTAAATTTTTAACATTGACACAATAAGAACCTTTGGAATTTGGAGTCGGAATATTTTGAGTTATTAAATTATTTGTTGGATCCGCCGCAAGCCAATAGTCCGGACAACTCGCAATAACTGGAGGCCATTTCGTCTTGTTGGTTGAATACGCTAATATTAACCCAATCACGGTAAACGCAATTAATAAAATTACAATAGCAACAATTAATATAGTTCTTTGAAATGTGTACATATTATTTCTTATAGATAATATAGACATTATTTTTTCTATTCTCATACTATAAAAGATAAATTATGAGCACAAGTAATGGACGAGTAGATATTAAATCACCAAGTACATGCGACCTGTTTTCAATGTATGATAAAATACCAGCTCATCAGTGTTCTGGATTTAGGAATCCCACAGAAGGGTTATGGGATTCCACGGTTCTCTCCCAGGCTTTCTTTTCATCTAAAAATATAAAAAATATACAAGATGGAATACGTTATGGTGTCTATAAAAGATCTAATGCACAATATATGATCGGACCTCAAGATTGTGATGCTTTAAAAGTTGTTATGAGAAGCGTTTTTTTACAAAATGCCGTAAACCGCGAAACAAATGTCCCAGAACAGATTGCACAATTGAATCAATTAGTATTAAATTATTGTATTCCTCAGGTTTATAGCGAAGCACAAGGGTATATGCAATATTTAACTGATGCAAGTACACTTGTTGTTCCTATTGCTCATCCTGTATTAGCGTATGATAATGATAAACAATTGGAATTGAAACCCTGGTTCTAAGATATCCGAGATATCTGAAAAAACATTTATATTAGTTTATAAATAACATAAATGTTTTTTACTTTTACCAATATATACAAATGAATAACTTATTTATTTTTATTTTATTGTCATTTATTCATACAACCGTTCAGTATTCCTCCTTTTTTAATGAATGGCATTGTATAGGTATAAAAGAAAAGATTGATTTTTCTAAGCCCTACAAAATAAACATTGGAGAATTACCACTTGTTTTATGGAAAGATGAGAGAAATGATAAACTCGTTACTACTGTAAATGTATGCAAACATATGGGATCTAAATTAGATAACGGAAAAATTTTAGACAATGGGTGTTTACAATGCCAATATCACGGTTTAGAAATGTCTCATCATGATAGCTTTGGACAAACGGTGGAACACGAAGGGAAACTATTTTGGTCCTATAAGCCGTCATCCGATAAACCCTATAGCATTCCTTTTTTTAAGAGCAAAGACTATGAAACATCGTTTTTAGAAGTGGATATGGATTGTTCTCTCCAAGATAGTGCTTATAATACGATGGATATAAAGCATCCTTCTTTTGTACATAATAAATTGGTTGGTTTCGGTAGTCTGGTTCCTCCTGAAAATGTAAAACATTATACCTATAAAGATGGAAAGAAAATCGGATTATATTTTGAATATTTGTCCAATAAAGTGATGAGAACAATAAACGACGGAATCCGAAAAACAAAAAATTTCCACATGTATGTTTATCCGTCATTCACATGGTCTCGTGTAACATTTGAAAAAAAAAACTTGATTATTGCGGTTAATTTTTTGCCTCTTAAAAATAATAAAACTCGGTGGTATGTTACTTTATGTCATAATTATTATAAGAGTGAAATTGGAAAAAATTTAATAAACATCATGGCACTCGCGATATTGAATCAAGATTATCAACAAATGAGAAATCAATATGAAGAAAATAAATTAAAATCGGAAATTATATTTAATCATGGGTTTAATGATGAAGCACCGATTCACAATTTACATGACCAGTTTTCTCATTATAAATATCCCACAATTGAAGAATGTGTTGAATTGTACAAAGACCATAAATTACAAAAGAGAGAAAATAACGTTGTTATTCCCGATACAGCGTTTGACGTTCTATATAAAGAATATAAGAATCTTATGGAAAAGGATTAGATGTTTTATTCAAAAACAATATTAAATCCATATAAGTTTATGCCTCAACCAGTAGTGCCTTTTTTTTAGTAGCAGTCTTTGTCTTAACTATCTTCTTATTACCAATTGTCAAACGTTCGCGGTCCTCCTTGTATTTTGCATACTCTTGTGCCAGAAGATCCAACTCTGAAATCCACATCTGCTGAGGAGTTGTATTCTTAATTTTATTCAAATCTGCTTGTGTATCAGCGTGTTCCTTCATCAACTTTGCAACATTTTCCTCCGTCACACTATCCATAGGCATCTTCACCAAATATTTAAAATCATGATCATCATCAATGACATCATAACCACGAGATTCCAAGAGTTCAATAACTTGTTCCTTCTTTTTCTTCCTAAGATCAACTACACCAGAAATTGTCTCCTGAATATATTTCGCTTTATTGGACAAGAGAACAAGTGCGTCTTCCAGCGAATCAATTAAATGATTCTTTCTTGTCTCATACATATCCAACCGAACATCATAGTAGTCGTCAATAATTTCTTGAACAGTATCATACTTCTTCAACTTTTCTATCTCATCAAACAAATGCATATTAGAAGTGCTTGCTGTAGTATAAAGACCAAACATCTTTTCAAGACCGTTGCAACCGTGATCTCCTTTGGCAGCTTCCAGTTCATCAAGCTTACCCTTTTGAAGGGTGACTACAAAATCAACGTTTGTATCTTTGCTCATGTCATCGTAATCCTTGACAAGAGGA